CGTCGTTTTTTGATTCACCGAAGATACGGAAATATTTGAAGGATGTCAAAACGGCACTTGGACGCGAACAGATTATTTTGAAGAGTGGTGCGAGGATAAAATTCTTAGCCAGGACTCGCAACGGCGGGCGCGGACAGCACGGAGATACGCTGATATTTGATGAGGCGCAGGAGCTGGACGTCAATTCACAAGCATCGTTTATTCCGGCAATCTCAGCAAGCCACAATCCGCAAGTGATTTATGCCGGAACGCCACCAGATGGTGAAAGCGCTGGAGAAGTTTTCCGAGGCATCCGCACAAAAGCGTTGGCGGGCGGCACAACATCAACCGCATGGGCTGAGTATTCCGTACCGGAAATCGGAGACCCGTCTGATCGGGAGCGCTGGGCCGCAACCAATCCCGCATTGGGCAGAAGAATATTAATCACGACAATCGAGGGCGAATTTGAACAAATGCCGCCTGATACCTTCGCACGTGAGCGACTGGGCTGGTGGACGCCGGTTGTTGTACATACGGAAAATTATGCCATTGATGCGGAAATTTGGGACGCATGCGCAAGCACCGTGCCGATGCCGACAGGCAAGATGGCTTACGGCGTCAAATTCACCGCTGACGGTTCTGAGGTCTGTTTGTGTGGGGCTGTCGTGTCAGCTGACGGACACGCTCGAATCGAACTGATTGACAGAAGACCGACAGGATACGGTGTTGAATGGCTCGCCCAGTGGCTCAATGAACGTGTGAGCCGCGCCGCCTGCGTTGTTGTGGACGGGCGGAATGGTGTGGACGTTTTGGTGGAGAAAATCGCACCCACATGGCGCGCAAAGGGTTCCGTAATCAGGCCGACAGCCAAGCAGGTGATAGCTGCTGTGTCCATGCTGACGGATTCGCTTAATACGCATGAAACATCGTGGTATCTTCCGCAAAAGGACCTAAGAGAGAGCGCTGTGACGTCGGTTAAGCGTCCGATTAGCGGCGGCTGGGGCTTTGGTGGCGACAATTCCGCACCGATCGAGGCGTGCGCATTGGCATTGTGGGGCGCAAAGACATCAAAGCGCGACCCCAGTAAGAAAATGAGGATAGGCTGATGAATTTATTTATCACGACTCAGCAGGTCAGAGGGCTCCCACCTGTTGAGCAGGAAAAACTGAACGATCTCATACGCATTTATACGGACCATGCGACTAAGAACGCAATCAAAGAGCGCTATTACGAGGGCAAGATCAGTCTCTCTGAGGTCAATCTCGGAATAGCACTTCCCAAGAGCATGCTGGGACTTCAGATTGGGTGCGCATGGGGAGCAAAAGCGGTCGACGTATTGGCGGCGCGGTCAATGTTCGACGGCTTTGTGAACGCTTCCGGGGCGCAGTCCGATGACCTGACGGAGCTCGTTGTCAATAACGATCTTATCGCAGAATATGCGAAGGCATGCCGCGACGAATTAAAATTCGGGTGCACGTACGCGACACTTTCTGCAGATTCTGAGATTGGATGCAAGGTTCGCTTCCATTCACCACTCACCGCCTCGGCGCGCTGGGACGGCGAAAAGGGGCGTATTGGCTATGGCATGGCTGTTATCAACGTCGCCAAGACAACCGACGGGATACAGCGTCCGACAGTCATCAACCTGTATACAGATGAAGCGATCTGGGTGTTGACATATGCCAATAATGAGCAGTGGATTGCTGAAGAACATCCGCACGAGATGGGCAGGCCGCTCATGGAGGCGTTTGTGTGGAATGCGACCAGCGCAAAGCCGTTTGGGCGGTCACGCATCAAGGAGCCTATTCGAAGGCTGATACAGGGATATGTCCGAACAATGGCGAATGCGACTATTGGCTTGGAATTCGCGACAAGCCCGCAGAAATATCTGCTTGGAGTTACCGATGACCAGTATGACGCGGTGATTAATGACAAGTTCAAGCAGTATGTCGGAAGTATAATCGCGGCCACGACCAACCCCGAAACGGGTGAAAAGCCCACTTTTGGACAGCTCCAGCAGGGCAACATCGCTCCGCATGTCGAAATGATGCGCATGCTTGCCACGCAGTTTTCAGCGGCAACGGGCTTATCTGTGACAGACACGGGTGTTGTGAATGATGCGAATCCTACGAGCTCCGATGCGATCCTCGCGCAGACTCAGACGCTTGTCGGAATGGCGGAACAGCTGAACGCAGGGAATGGCGATTCACTCAGGACGGTCGCGATAATGGCGCTTGCCATCATGAACAACACGACTGCAGAAGAGCTTCCGGAAGAGATGCGCGACATTATGGCGCACTTCAAGAATCCTTCCATGCCGTCGGTCGCTGTCACGGCAGACGCAGCTATCAAGATTGCTTCCGCTCGCCAGTCATTTGCGCAGACGGATACGTTCTTGGAGATGATCGGATTCAGCCAGGCTGATATTCGCAGAATCCGCGCACAGGAACGCATGAACCAAGGCCTGCAGATTGTATCTCAGCTGGAGGAATAACGCATGCGCATTTCTACAAAGGATTGGCTTGCGTTTGTCGGAAAGCTTTCGCAAATCAATCAGGCGGCGGCCGATGAAATACGTAGCTATGTTGCGAAGAATGGATTTGCGGACACTCAGGCACTGATTTCCTACTGCTATCATGTCGCGGATTATTATGGCACTGCATCGGCGTCCTTGTCGGCCCTGATGTATGACACCATTGCAGAGCTTGAGGGGGTAGTGCTTCCAGCCGCTGAGCTTGCCGCAAACCCTACTTATGAGGATGTGGCAAAGGCGGTCAATGGCACGCTTAAAACGTCTCAGAATCCCGATGAGATAGCCGGAAGCGTGAGCAGGTTGGTAAAGATGACCGGGCAGGATACAATGTTGTTCAATGCCCAGCGTGACGGAGCAGAGTTTGCATGGATCCCGTCTGGCGACACATGCGCATTCTGTATCATGCTTGCCTCTAGGGGCTGGCAGAACATCAGCAAAGCAACATTGAAAAATGGACATGCCGACCACATTCACTCCAATTGTGATTGCACTTATATGGTGCGTCACTCGAGCGATTTCAATGTGAGCGGCTACGATCCCGACAAGTATTTAAGAGAATACAATGACGCTGACGGAAGCAACTGGAAAGATAAGCTGAACGCAATGCGGCGTGACCGATATGCAGAAAATGCAGACGAGATTAACGCCCAAAAGCGTGAGGCGTATGCTTTAAGAATGCACCCGAAAACAGAGACGGAGCGCCAGAAGCTTGAAGCGCAGGCACGACAAGCATATATCGCGAATGGCGGTCATGCGGGTCTGTCAGCACTGGAAGCATCGGAACGTTTCGACAAATTAATTGATGCGCAGACAGACGCGCAGTTACGCAAGTACATATCGAGACACAAGTGATTAAGCGCCGTTATGGTGCTTTTTTATTGGCAACTCGTGCCTAAAACGAGGATTTACTCGAAGGAGGATTTATGAGCGACAACGCTACTGTAACCACTCAGGAAAATACTGCTGAAGAGCAGGCCCGCACATTTACTCAGGACGAAGTTAATGCGATCGTAGGCCGACGAGTCGCCGAGACAAGCGCCAAGTATGCGGATTATGACGCACTCAAGAAAAAAGCTCAGGCGTACGACGCCGCTGAGGAGGCATCTAAAAGCGAGTTGCAGAAAGCAACCGAACGAGCTGACGCACTCCAAGCACAGCTCGACAAGATGATCAGCGACGACAAGACGCGCAGGATCCGCGATAAGGTCTCGCAAGAGACGGGTGTCCCGGCATCTCTGCTGTCAGGCATGACCGAAGATGAGTGCACAGCGCAGGCAAACGCGATCATGGAATTCGCGAAGCCCGCAAAAACCGGCTATCCACAAGTTAAGGATTCCGGAGAAGTCAGACACATCTCCGGTGGGAAAACTCGAGACCAATTTAAGGATTGGTTCGAGACAGCCATCGGACATTGATAAGGAGTAAATACAATGGCAGACATCAACAGAACCACAAACTCTATGGCACTTCCGAGCGACATTTCCGGCGAGATTCTGCAGAAAACTCAGCAGGAATCCGCGATCATGAGACTCGCAAGAAAAATCGATCTTCCCGGACGCGGCGTGACGATCCCGGTCATCACCGGCGATCCTACAGCGGCATGGGTTGCTGAGACTGGCGTAAAGCCCGTTTCTAACGGCACGCCCGGCACAAAGCTCATGCAGGCGTTTAAAATTGCAGTTATCGAAACATTTTCCAACGAATTCGTTCGCGATATTCCCGCGCTTTATGATGCGCTCGTTCAGAGACTTCCTGCGGCGCTTGCAGGCGTTTTTGACAGCACGATCATCGGTGCGACGCAGGCTCCGTCTCAGAGCAACTTTGACACATTCGCAAGCTGCACGGCTCAGTCGATCCTGAATGCGAACAATGGCACTTATCTCGGTCTTGTGGCGGCTGACGCTGACATCGCAAGCCATGGCGGCGTTATGAATGGTCTTGCACTCGGCGCACAGGCTCGCGCTCTCCTGCTGACTGCAACTGATACGACCAACCGCCCTCTGTTCCTTGCTTCCGCGAATGATGGCGTTGTTGACAAGGTTCTCGGTGTTCCGACCTACTTTAACAAGAACCTGTATAAGGCTGGCACAGCAGCAGTCGGCCAGACGGCTGGCACTCCCGCGATCGTCGGTGTCGCAGGTGACTGGACGCAGGCGCTGTACGGAACCGTGAACGGAGTTGAGATTTCCGTCACTGATACCGCATCTTTGACTGTTGGATCCGGCAACAATGCGACCACTGTTAACCTGTGGCAGCAGAACATGATCGCAGTAAGAGCAGAGATCGAGGTCGGTTTCCGCGCCGATACTTCCTGCTTCAACCTGCTTACCGGTGCAATCCCTACATGATCGAATTCATCAATCGCGTAACTGGCACAAAAATGTGGGTCGCGGAAGACCGTGTAGAAGAATATAAGGCGGCGGGGCATGTTCCTGCCGCTGTTTTTGCTATGGAGAAGCCCACAGAAGAAAAGCCAAAGAAGACGCGGAAGGCGACAAAGAAATGAGGTGATTGGTATGGCGTACGCATCAATCACAGATGTACAGGCAAGAATGACAGCACAGCTGACGAGTGATCAGACGCGGGTGTGTACTGCTTTGCTCGATGATGCGGCAGTGCTAATCGATGCATTTGCGCTTGGCGCTTCGTACGAGGCAAAAACAGCCGTATCCTGCAGTATGGTTATTCG